CCCCGCCACGAGCGCGGAGATCAACAGCGCGGTCGGCGCGCTGGAGGTCCTGGCCGCCCTCGACCCCGAGGCGGCGATGGCTGAGCTCCGCTCGGACGGAGTCGACCTCGAGCGGCTCACCCGCGCCCGGGACAATGTCCTCGCGCTGCACCGGCAGATGAAGCCGCAGCCGCGGCAGCCCGGGCGGCTCACCCTGGCCGAAGCCCGGGCCATCGAAGACGGAGCGGTCGAGGTCCGGCTCGCCGCCGAGATCCCCTCCCACTCCACCGCCGTCACCGCCGACCCCGTCGACCGGCGCGCGGCCGCAGTGGCTGGCGGGAACCAGGTGCTGCTGCGATACATGCACGCCTGGGTCGACCCCGACGGCGACCCCGAGGCGGCGGACTCCTACCGCTTCCCCCACCACGAGCCCCGCATCGGGGCTCCGGCGAGCCTGCCCGCCGTCCGGCACGCACTGTCCCTGCTCCCGCAGGCCGCGCTGACGGACGAGCAGAAGGCGGCCGCCGAGCGGCACCTGCGCCGCCACCTCGCAGACGCCGACTGATCCCGGCGCACCCCTGAGTTTCCCGTGGTCCCGCTCGGACCACGGTCGCTGTCGCCCGCCTGGCACTGGCGCACGACGGCTCATCACGGCCTGGCACTGGCCGCCGTCATGATCCGTAACGCCAGAAAGGCAGACTCGTCATGTCAGACGAGCGTTTCCGGCGGCTGGTCGCACGACGCGAGCAGACCGCCCGCGAGCGCGAGGACATCCTCGCCAAGCGCAAGGCCATCACCGACCTCGCCGAGGAGGAGGCCCGCGAGGACCTCCTCCCGGAAGAGGACACCGAGTTCCGCGAGCTCACCGGCCAGATCAAGGCCAAGGACGACGAGCTGCGCCAGCTCGACGAGCGCATCTCGGAGCTGTCCGAGGAGGCCGAGCGCTCCCGCACGATCACTGAGGGCGCCGCCGCGGTGAAGCGGGCCAAGGCCCGCGTCGAGACCGTCAACGAGGCCCGCACCTACGTGCGCGGCAACGGCCGCTCGTACCTCCAGGACCTGGCCAAGGTCCAGCTCAACATGGACACCGACGGCCAGGCGCGCGACCGTCTCCAGCGGCACGCCCAGGACGTGGCCTCCGAGCAGGAGTACCGCGACCTCAACCGCACCGACGGCAACGGCGGCTACGCCGTCCCGCCGCTGTGGCTGATGAACCAGTTCATCGAGGTCGCCCGTGCCGGCCGCGCCTACGCCAACCTCGCGCTGTCGCAGCCGCTGCCCGGCGGCACCGACTCCATCAACATCCCGAAGGTCGCCACCGGCACCACCACGGCGACCCAGACGTCCGACAACGGGGCCGTGTCGGAGACGGACCTGACCGACACGTTCATCACCGCCCCGGTGCGCACCATCGCCGGCCAGCAGGACGTGGCGATCCAGCTCCTCGACCAGTCGCCGGTCTCTTTCGACGAGGTCGTTTTCCGGGACCTCACGGCGGACTACGCGACGAAGCTGGACCTCCAGGTCATCTCCGGTTCCGGCATGTCCGGGCAGGTCACCGGTGTCCGTGCGACGGGCAGCATCGAGACGGTCACCTACACGTCGGCCACGCCGACCGTCGCCCAGCTCTACTCGAAGATCGCGGACGCGGTGCAGCGGGTCCACACGCTGCGGTTCATGCCGCCGACCGCGATCGTCATGCACCCGCGGCGGTGGGCGTACCTGCTCGCCGCGACCGACAACAACGGCCGGCCGCTGGTGACGCCGGACGCGGGCAACCCGCAGAACAACATCGCCACCCTCGGCGCGGTCGCCGCGGAGCAGGTCGTCGGACAGATGCACGGCCTGCCCGTCATCACCGACCCGAACATGCCCACCACGGTGGGCGCGGGCACGAACCAGGACGTGGTGCACATCGTCCGCGCGTCGGACCTGCTGCTGTACGAGTCGGGGATCCGCTCGCGTGTCCTGCCGGACGTGGGCTCCGGCACCCTGACGGTGCGGCTCCAGGTGTACGGCTACCTGGCCTTCACCGCGGCCCGGTACCCGAAGAGCATCGTCGAGGTGGCGGGGACCGGCCTGGTCGCGCCCAGCTTCTAGCCCCTAGGGGCTCCGTCCTTCTGAGGTACCCCGACAGGGAGAGGGGAGCGTCATGGCGAACGTGTTCGAGGTGCTGCCCTCTCTCCTGGCCGGACTTGGGCTCCGCGTGCAGCATGTGCTGCACGTCGGGGCCCACCTGGGTGAGGAGGTTCCGTTCTACCGGCAGGCCGGGATCGGGGCGTTCACGCTGGTGGAGCCGAGCCCGTTCGCGGTCGGGCGGCTGCGGGAGTCGTTCCCCGAGGCCACGGTCGTCGAGGCGGCCTGTGGGGCGCGGCCGGGCCGGGGCACGCTGTCGGTGAACGTGATCAGGACGTCGTCGAGCCTGGCGGAGCCTCATCCCGGGGACCGGATCCTCAGCACGGTGGCGGTGGACGTCACGACGGTCGAGGCGGTCGCTGCGCCGGACGCCGACATGCTGGTGGTGGACGCGCAGGGGCTGGAGCTGGATGTGCTGAAGGGCGCCGGAGGGCGCCTGGCCGGCTTCCAGGTGGTGGTGTGCGAGACGTGCACTCTCGAGGACCGCACGATGGCCGCGCCGCATGACGAGGTGGTGGCGTTCATGGCCGGGCGGGGCTTCGCGGTGGCGGCGGTGTGGGAGCGCAGCTACGAGGAGATCTCCTGGTATGTGCGGGGCGGTCCGGGTGAGGGCACGTCGTACGACCGGGTGAACGATGTCGTGTTCGTGCGGGAGGCGCTGCTGTGCGGGTGATCGTGGCGGCGGCCGGGTCTCAGGCGAAGTGGGGCGGCCATCTCGGGGTGCGCTCGCATTTCGCGCCGGTGCGCTGCTTCCTGGACGCTGACGATCCGGTGGTTCCGCTGCTGGAGCTCACCCTTGAGCGGCTGACCGCCGTCACTGCCGACGTGTGGCTGACGGTGCCGCCGGATGAACCAGGCCCGTACGAGGCGCTGGCGCACGCCTACGGGGTGAGGACGCACCGGGCAGCGCCCGGCTGCCGCAACGAATTCGAGTCGTCCCGGCCGGTGTGGTCTCACGTCGGCGTCAACGTGCTGCTGCTCGGCGACGTGTGGTTCACCGATCAGGCACTGGACACGATCTTCACCAAGGCGGACGTGATCCACTGGGGTGAGAGCTGCTTCAAGTTCTACGGCCGCGCGCAGGCATCCCGGATCACCGGCTCCCCATGGGGGGAGATCTTCGCGAACTCGTGGCGGGGCCACGACAGCGCGAGGATGGGCCGCCTCACCGACGCCGTCCGCCGTGAGCAGGACGCGGGCCGTGCGGACCCCACGAAGCACGGATGGACGATGCTGCGCCTGATGCAGGGCACACCACTGCGCGAGCATCTCGTGCAGCCGCCGTGGTGGGTGGAGATCGACGATGCCACCGACGACATCGACTTCCCCGACGACTATGAGCGGCACCCGGCCACGCGGGGCCTGGCAGGGGGTGCGGCATGCGCGTGATCGGCCTGCTGTCCTGGTACGAGGAGCCCGCGCCGTGGCTCGCCGAATGCGTGGCCGGGCTTGCCCGGTTCTGTGACCACCTCATCGCGGTCGACGGGCCGTACGCACTGTTCCCCGGCGCGACACGTAAGCCGGCATCCGGGTCGGAGCAGGCAGACACGATCGCCCGCGCCGCGGCGGGCGCCGGGATCGGCTGCACGATCCACGTGCCGCGCGCGCCGTGGTGGGGCAACGAGGTCGCCAAGCGCGACTGGATGTTCCGGTCCGCGATGACGATGGCGCAGCCGGGGGTGGACTGGTTGCTGCGGGTGGACGCCGACGAGGTGTTCACCCAGGTCCCGCCGGACACCCGCAGCATCCTCGCCGAGACGGACCTCGATGTCGCCGAGGTGACGCTGTGGGAGCGCGGCGACGGCCAGGACTCGCAGTTCCCGCTGCGGGTGCTGTTCCGGGCGCTGCCCGGCATCCGTATCCAGCAGGCTCACTACGTCGTCACCGCGCCCGGCTTGGACGGCGGCACGCGGGTGCTGGTCGGCAACGACACAGTGCACCGTGCCGAGCCCGCGCTGGCGCTGTGGGACGTCCGCCTGGAGCACCGCACGGGGCAGCGCTCGGCGATGCGGCGCGCCCTGAAGGACCAGTACTACGCCCGGCTACCCGAGATCGAGCAGGTGAGGGAACTATGAGCGAGATCCGTGACGTCGATGAGGCGGTCCGGCAGGCGATGATCGAGGAGTGGGCGTCGTACGCGGCAGCCGGGCGCACCGCGCAGGCTGCTCACGTCGCCAAGGTGCTGCTCGCCGACTACGGGCACGACGTGAACGCGGGCAAGACGGAGCGGGAGGAGGCGGTCGAGCCGCCCGCGCCGGAGAACGCTGTGGTGACGGCGCCGCCTGAGACGGTCGTTGACGCGAAGCCGGAGACCGCCGGGCGCCCCCGGGCCGCGGCGAGGAAGGCCGCGGCGAAGCCGGCCGGCAAGGACGCCTGACCGGTGGCCGGGAATCTCACCGACGTCGCGGAGGACCTGGTCCTGGACTGGCTCAACCCTGACGTTTCCGTACCCGACCGGCCGGTGTCGCCGCTCAAGGTCGCGCTGCTGAGCGCGGCCGGGTCGGACGGATCGGCAGGCACCGAGGTGACCGGCGGCGGCTACGCACGGCAGAACGTGACGCTGTCCGCGGCGTCCGGCGGCGCCGCCTCGAACACCGCGGACATCACCTTCACGGACATGCCGGTCGGTGACGTCGTCGCCGTCGCGATCTACGACTCCTCCGGCAGCCCGCGCCGTCTGTGGACCGGCCCGCTCAGCGAGCCCAAGACCATCGCGAACGCGGGCGACGCGTTCACGATCGACGCCGGCTCGCTGGATCTGTCCCTGGACTGACCGGCGCACCGCGCGCCGCCCTACCCGCTGGGGGAGGTGACGCGTGCCGTCCTTCGATGCGCTCGTCGACGACTTCGAGGACGGCAGCCTCGACACGGGCCTGTGGTCGGGCAGCTACGGCGACCCGGCCGAGACCGGCGGGCAAGCCCTCATCCCGTGCACGACCGGGTACGCGGGCCTGAAATCGGCGTCCGCCTACACGCTCACCGGGTCCGGGATCACCGTCCGGGTGCACGCGCCGGTCCCGGACGGCGCCACCTCGTCCGCGGCGTCCGTTCTCGTCCTCACCGGCACCGGCGGCACCGACGCAGGTTTCATCGTGGACTCCGCGCAGACCGCGCTCGGCCTGTACTCGCGCACCGGCTACGCAGACGGCGACGCCGTGTTCCTCACCTACTCGCCCGGCGACCACGCGTGGCTGCGGTTCCGTGAGGACAGCGGCAGCCTGTACTGGGACGCCTCCCCGGACGGCCTCACCTGGACCAACCTGCGCACCGCGGCGACCCCCGCCTGGGCCGCCGACACCGACCTGGCGTTCCTGGTCGAGGGGCACCGCGACGCCGGCACGCCGGACACCATCGCGCTCGACAGCGTCAACGTGCTCCCTGTGACGGTCGTGACCGGCGCGGCGTCGCTCACCGCGTCGGCGACCCTGGCGGCCGCCGGACGCCCCAACGTCCGCGCGGCCGCCGCCCTGGCCGGCAGCACCCAGTTCGCAGCCCACGGGGTGGCCACCGTCCGGGCCACGGCCGCGCTCACCGCGGCAGTGTCCGCCGCATGCGCCGGGCGGGCGGTCAGCCGGTCGGCAGCCACGCTGTCGGCCTCGGCCACCCTGGCCGCGGCGGGCCGTGTCTCGTCCCCGATCGCCCGCGGCCGCGCCCGCGCAGGAACCTCGCGCCGTCCCACCGCCTCGGGCGGACTGCCCCGCACACCGTCCGCCCGCCCGGGCCTGACCACGGGAGACGCCGCGTGATCGACCTCGGGTCCGTCGTCCAGATCGCCGTCGACGTCCGCGACGCCGACGGGATCCTCACCGACCCCGACACCGCGACGCTCACCATCACGCTGCCCGACGGCACCACCACGTCGCCCAGTGTGCCGCTGCCGAGCAGCACCGCGGGCGAGGTCCGCGTCGACTACGTCACCGGCCAGTCCGGCCGGCACATCTGGCGGCTCGTCACCACCGGCCCCGTCACCGCGTACGCGGACACGTTCGACGTCCAGGACGCCGCGCCCGACGGCATCGTCTCCCTCGCCCGCACGAAGCGGCACCTGGGCATCGACCCGTCCGACACGAGCGAGGACGAGGACCTGCGCGCCTGGATCGCGTCGGCGACCGACGCCATCGAGAAGCACCTCGGCCGGGCTGTCGCCCGCCGCACCGTCACCGAGCGGTGCACGCCCGACCGGTACGGGCAGGTGCTGCTCGGCGAGCTGCCCGTCTTCGCCCTCGTCGCCGTCGCCACACCGGACGGATCGCAGACCTGGGACACCGACGACCTCGACGTCGACGACACCGGTACCGTCACCGTGCTCGCCGGGCCCGCGCTGAGCCGCGCGGTCGACGTCACCTACCAGGCCGGCCCCGCCGTCATCCCCGACGGCGAGCAGCAGGCCGCGCTGATCATCGTGCAGCACATGTGGGAGACCAAGCGCGGCGCGATGGGCGTGCAGCTCGGCGGCGAGGGCGAGACGTGGAATCCCGGCCGCGGCTATTCCATCCCGCGCCGGGCGATCGAGCTGCTCGGCTCCAACCTCCCGGGGGTGGCCTGATGTCCTGGTCGTCGTCCGTCCCTGACGCCGTTGATGCCCTCGTCGATGCGTTCAGGGTGGCGGCGGAGCTCGACGGCGTCACTGTGTGGGACGGCCCCGAACTGTCCAAGGCCGTCCCGAAGGAGATGCTGTCGATCGCTTTCACCGGCGACGAGAACGACTCCGACATCGACTCAAGTGCCCTGCCCGAGGGCATGAGCGGCCGGGACCGGGAGACGTTCACCATCCGCTGCGCGGCCGCCGTCCTCATCGGCTCCGGGAGGGTGCGAGAGGCGCGGCGGCGCGCCTACGAGCTGTACGCGGGCGCCGGGGCTGCGATCGCGCGCGACCCCAGTCTCGGCCGCACCGTCATGCGGGCGCGGCTCGGCACGCACACGTTCAAGCACATGCAGACGGCGTCCGGGGCGCAGGCGCTGCTGATCTTCGGCGTCGACTGCGACGCGTTCACCCGCCGCTGACGTCCGGCATCGGCGCTTCGCAGTGCGGGCACACGGCCCGCCGCCTGGCCCGCTCGCCGGCCGCATTGGCCAGTCCGACCACGACAACGAGGGCCACCACCGCGGCGGCCAGACCGAGCCACGCCGGGTCGATCAGGGCGGGCCAGACGGCCGGCATCACGAAGATGCCCCCGCGGCCGGGCCGGGGGCCGCCCGCCAGCGCGACGACCGCGACGGCCACCGCGGCGAGCTGGTACAGCGCGAGGAACCCGAGCAGGCCCGCCGCGGCACCAGGCCGGCGCGGCTTGACGAACTGCTCGCACCGCGCGCACTGCGGCAGCCCTGCGACGGGCGCCTCCTTCGCTTCCTGCGCGGCGGCCTGCTCGCGCAGCGCCTTGATCGCTTCGACCTTCGCGGTGCCGGTCAGCTCCGGGTGCTCCCGCTCGACCCGTGCCTTCGCCTCGCTCAACCGCATGACGCCCCCTCTGAGTTCTTCGTCCCCTTCGGCTCGGATCGTCCCAGGCGCCGCCCGGGTGCGCAACGAGTGCAGCTCACAGCCCAGTTGGGAGATATGAGATGGCCGCCCTCACCACGCAGGTGGTGCCGCTCGCCGGCCTGCGCTTCGACGACAAACTCGTCGCGGCCGCAGGTGCCGGGGACACCGCGCAGACCGGTGCCGGAGTGTTCCTCGCCGTCAAGAACGCCGACAGCGGCAGCCACACCGTCACCATCGCCACGCCCGGCACCGTCGACGGTCTGGCCATCGCCGACCGCGCCGTGGCAGTCCCGGCGGGACAGACGTTCCTCGTCCCGCTCACGGACCGCTACCGCGACCCGTCCACGGGCCGCGCCGCGATCTCCTACGACGGCGTCACCAGCGTGACGGTCGGCGTGATCCGGGTGTCCGCCTGATGGCCGCCACCGTCTGGATGCGGCACCCCACCCTGCCGCCGGAGCAGCTCATCGAGGTGCCGGAGCGAGCGGTGCCGCACCACCAGGCCGCGGGCTGGGAGATCGCCGAGCCGCCCGCCCCCAAGCCCAAGCTGCCGCCCGCGCACGTGCCCACGCGGGACGGGGCGGCGCCGGCAGGCGCCCTCGAGGGCGCCCCGCTCGAAGACCCGGCCCCCGACGAGGCGGCCGCCACCAGGCCCAGGCGCACGCGCCGGGCATCCACCGAGGCCGAGGAGAGCTGACCCATGGCCGCCACGCCGATCTCCGCGTCGTCCCGCTACATCCCGCCGGGCACACGCCAGTACTACTTCGTTCCGTCGATCGCCACCAAGGCGTCGCCGTCGCGCGCCGAGCTGGACGCGGGCACCGACCTCACCGGCGAGATCGCCGACGTCTCCGGCTTCCAGACCACGTCGGAGTCGCAGGAGACCCCCGACCTGGGCACCCGGTTCACGTCGAAGATCCCGGGCCGGATCACCGCCGACGACAGCTCCATCACGATGTACGCGTCCGAGGACTCCCAGGACGTCCGCCAGATCCTGCCCCGCGACACCACCGGTTTCATCGTCCAGTTCCCCGAGGGCGACGAGGCGGGGAAGACCATGGACGTTTTCCCCGTCAAGGTGGCATCGGCGCCGAAAATGACGGACATCGAGGACCCGGCGAAGATCGAGGTGCAGTTCACGATCACGTCGGAGCCGGCCGAGGACGTCACGGTCCCGGCGTCCTGAGGACCCGTCGTGATCAGGGTCGACATGCGTACAGGCGACGACCTGCGGCGCATCGCCCGCGAGCTGAACCGGATGGACAACCAGGAGCTGAAGAAACGGTTCCGCAAGGAGCTGCGGGCCGTCGCCCAGCCCTACGTGCCGCTCGTGCGGAACTCCATCCGGAACATCCCGTCGAAGCGGCCGTACACCGCCGAGGGGCTGCGCGGCCGGATGGTGAAGGCGACCCGCATCGAGGTCCGCACCGTCGGCCGGGACGCCGGCGTCGCCATCCGCGTCGACGGCCGCAAGATGCCCCCGTCGATGAAAGCCCTGCCCAAGGGCATGGAGGGCACCAAACGGTGGCGCCACCCCGTCTTCGGCAACCGGGAGAACTGGGTCACCCAGAAGCCCAGCCCCTACTTCTTCAAGGTCGTACGCCTCGCGGGCGTCGCCGGACGGCGCGCCGCATCCCAGGTCGTCGACTCCATCACCCGCGACATCAGATGACCCGCTGACGTCGCACCCCTCTTCTTCGCTGTCGCCCGCCTGGCACTGGCGCTCGACGGCTCATCACGGCCTGGCACTGGCCGCCGTCATGATCCGTAACGCCAGAAAGGCACTCTCACCATGGCGCTGTCCGCAGACGCGATCCTCGGAGCCGAGGACACCCAGACCAAGCCCGTCGACGTCCCCGCCTGGGGCGGTGTGGTCCTCGTGCGCGGCCTGACCGGCATCGAGCGCGACGCTTACGAGGCGAGCATCCAGCAGATCCGGCCCAAGCCCGACGGGTCGAAGGAAGTCGTGCTCGTGCGCGACAACGCGCGCGCGAAGCTGCTGGTGAAGTGCCTCGTCGACGAGCAGGGCAACCGGCTGTTCAAGGACACCGACGCGCCTGCTCTCGGCAAGAAGAACGGGGCCATCCTCGACCGGCTGTACGACGTGGCCGCGGAGCTGTCCGGCATGGGCGACGCCAACGAGCGGGAGATCGAGGGAAACTCCGAGGCCGGCCAGACCGGCGATTCGTCTTCGTCCTCGCCCGAGACCTCGGATGCACCGTCGGCGAGCTCCTCCGACGGATCAGCTCCCGAGAGCTGAGCGAGTGGAAGGCGTTCTACCGCATCGAGCTGGAGGAGCGCGAGGCGGAAGAGCGCCGGGCCGCAGGCGGCCCCAGTAAGTCCCGCATGCCGAACCTGTAGGCCCGGCCGACCGGCCCCTGGACCGCGCGCGAGCGCGAGATGGGGGGCGCAGCCGTGGCCACGTCCGCGATCGTCTACGCCCTCATCGGCCGGGACCGGGCCTCCGCGACGTTCCGGCAGGTCGGCCGGTCCGCGAACCGGCTGGCGGCCACCTCTTCGAAGGTCGGTGCCGCCATCAAGGCCGGCCTGGCGGTCGGCGTGGTCGGCGTGGTCGGCCTCGGCGCCGCTTCCATCAAGATCGCGGGCACGTTCGAGAAGAACATGAACCGCGTCGCCGCCCTGTCCGGGGCGACCGGCAAGCAGCTAGCGAGGCTGCGCAACCAGGCCAAGGACCTGGGCAAGTCGACCCAGTACGGGGCGGCGCAGTCGGCGGACGCGATGGCGCAGCTCGCCACGGCCGGTCTGACGGTTAACCAGATCTACGGCGCCATGCCGTCCGTGTTGTCGCTGGCGTCGTCCGAGCAGCTCAACCTCACGCGGGCCGCCGAGATCACGACGAACGTGCTCACCGGCTACGGCATGAGCATCAAGGAGATCCCGCACGCCGTCGACGCCATGGTCAAGGCGTCCGTGAAGGCCAACACCTCCGTCGATGACCTGGGTGAGGCTTTCAAGTACAGCGGGCCGATCGCCCACCAGGCGGGACTCCAGTTCGAGGAGGCCGTTGCGGCGACGGCCCTCATGGGCAACGCCGGCATCAAGGCGTCGATGGCGGGCACCGCGCTGCGCGGCGCGGTCACCCGGCTCCTCGCGCCGACGAAGAAGGTCGCCACCACGCTCAAGGACCTGGGCGTGAACGTGTCGACGGCGGACGGGAAGCTCCGGCCGCTGACGTACATCGTCGACCAGCTCGCCAAGAAGGGCGCGACGACCGGCGACATCATGACGATCTTCGGTCAGCGGGCCGGCCCCGGTATGGCCGCGCTGATCCAGCAGGGCTCGGACAAGCTCGCCAAGATGACCAAGGAGTTGGAGAACTCCGGGGGCACGGCCGACCGCATCGCGAAGATCCAGATGAAGGGCTGGCGCGGCGAGGTCATCAGGCTGAAGAACGCCTGGGAAGGGCTGATGATCGAGGTCGGTGACACCGGCCTGCTCACCGGCGCGACCAAGGCGCTGTCCGGGGTCACGCTCGCCGTACGCGATCTGGCCGGCTGGGTCAACGACGACGGCATCCCGAAGGTGAAAGCGTTCAGCCACGCTGTCGCCGACATCGTGCCCGTCGAGCAGATCAGGACCCGGTTCACCCAGGCCAAGACCATGGTGGGCGATTTTTTCACGGGCCTGACCGGCACGAAGAAGGCCGCCAAGGACCTGATGGGCGGGCTGTTCGACAGCTCGCCGCACCTGGGCTCCGGCAAGACGGGCGCGGCCGCGAAGGGGCCCGCGCTGGCTCCCAAGCCGCACTACGGGGTCGGGCAGGTCGCGCCGACGACCGGCGTCAAGGGGCCCGCGCTCAAGCCGATGCCGCACGGCGGGTCCGGGCTGACCGCGCCTCTGGCGAAGGTCAAGACGGCGCCGCCCAAGTCGACGGCGCAGAAGCTCGGCGAGCAGATCCGCAGCGCGGTCACCGGCGGTATCTCCGCTGTCGACTGGACCAAGGTCGGCGAGAAGCTGGGCAGTGCGCTGGGCACCAGTTTCCAGTGGCTGGCGAAGAACGGCGCGAAGCTGGCCAAGCAGTTGGTGTCGGCGATGGCGTCCCTGGACTGGGTCGACATCGGCAAGCAGGTCGGCGGCAAAACGCTTGGTTTCATGATCGGCTTCATCGCGTCGTTCGGCCAGGAACTTTTCTCCGCGGACTTCTGGAAGAAGCACTTCTGGGACACGGTCATCGCCGCTCTGTCCCTCTTCGGCATCGGCAAGATCGCGGGACCGATCAGCAAGGTCCTGTCGAAGATCCCGATCCTGAAGATGTTCGCGCCGCTGTTCTCCGGCCTGTCCAAGATCACGGCGCCGATCTCGAAGGTCTTCGGAAAGATCTTCAAGTTCATCGGCTCCGGCCTGTGGAAGGGCCTGGCCAAGATCTTCCCCCGGGGCGCGGCCGTCATCGAGCGCGAGGCCGGGCTGATCACCACGCGCCTGGGCCTGTGGGGCCTGGAGCTGCTCGAAAAGGGCAAGGGCGCCCTGAAGTTCCTCGGCACAGGTTTCCTCAAGGGGGCAACCTGGGTCCTGTCGAAGGTGGGTGAGCTCCTCGGGCTCATCCTGAAGCCCTTCGCCAAGCCGGCCGGATGGCTGGTCTCCAAGGGAACCGCCCTCGTCAAGGGCTTCGGCCGGGGACTGCTCACCGCGGCGAAGGGCATCGGCGGCGTCGCCAAGCGCATCGTCATCGACCCGATCGTGGGCGCCTTCCGCTCGGCCGGCACATGGCTCCTCGCCAAGGGCTCCGCGCTCGTGTCGGGCTTCAAGTCCGGCGCGATCCGAGTGGCCACCGGCATCGGATCCTTCGGGAAGAAGTGGGTCGTCGACCCGGTGGTCGGCGCCTTCAAGTCCGCGGGCACCTGGCTCCTCGCCAAGGGCCGCGCCCTGGTGTCCGGCTTCAAGTCCGGCGCCATC